AGATTTAACTATATCAGCTAACAATTTAACAATTGATTGCGCAGCAGATCTTATTTTAGATGCAGGTGGCAATGACTTTAACTTTAAAGCTGGTGGAACAGAAGTTTTAAGAATTACTAACTCATCAAGCGATGTTGTTATTAAACCAATCGTTGATGCTAAAGATATTATATTTCAACAAAGAGATGGAACTGAAGTTGCAAGAATTGAAGACAATGCAACATTTAACGTTGTAACTGATAAATTAGCAATTAATGGCACAGCTGTTACTGCGACAGCTGCCGAATTGAATATATTGGATGGTGTGACATCAACAGCCGCAGAGCTAAACATCCTTGATGGCGTAACTAGCACAACAGCAGAACTCAATATTCTTGATGGGGTAACCGCAACAACTGCTGAACTAAACATCCTTGACGGAGTTACTGCTACAGCGGCAGAACTCAACATTATGGATGGTGTAACGTCGACTGCCGCAGAACTTAACATATTGGATGGCGTTACAAGCACAACTGCGGAGTTGAACATCCTAGATGGTGTGACTGCTACTGCCGCAGAACTGAATATTCTCGATGGTGTAACAAGTACCACTGCTGAGTTGAATATACTTGATGGAGTTACCAGTAGTGCTGCAGAGTTAAATATTCTTGACGGTGTTACAGCTACGACTGCTGAGCTAAATATATTAGATGGCGTAACCTCAACGGCTGCAGAGCTTAATATTCTGGATGGGGTTACAGCTACAGCGGCAGAGTTAAATGTCCTTGATGGTGTAACAGCTTTTGTCGATGAAGACGATATGAGTAGTAATTCTGCTACGTCTATTCCCAGTCAACAGTCTGTTAAAGCCTATGTAGACTCTCAAGTAACGGCGCAGGATTTAGACTTCCAAGCTGATTCAGGTGGCGCACTCAGTATTGATCTTGATTCAGAGACTATGACTTTTACTGGCGGTACTGGTATTGATACGTCTGGCTCTGGAAATGCTGTTACATTTGCGATTGATTCGACTGTAGCAACGCTTACAGGCACACAAACGTTTACTAACAAAACTTTAACATCGCCTGATGTAAACACCCCAGACATTGATGGCGGCACGATTGACGGCACTGTTATTGGAGGCTCTACAGCCGCCGCCGGCACGTTCACTACATTTACCTCTACTGGTATCGACGATAACGCCACAAGCACTGCGATTACGATTGATTCTAGTGAGAGGGTAGGTATTGGTGAAACGGCTCCACCAGAGAGGCTTGTTGTAAACGGGTCAAGCGGAGATGCCGTAGAGCTTTACCTTGATGGAAATACCTCTGATTCAACGTTCGACCTAAAGTGGACAGATAATAGGACAGGCACTCATGCAGAAAGCATGAAGATACGGTCTAAGAGAGAAGGAACTAATGGCTCTTACCATATGCTGTTCAGCACTACGCAGACCGGAACACCAGCCGAGCGTATGCGTATTAAATCTAATGGCAACGTAGGTATTGGTACGCAGAATCCTGACCAGCTCCTGCATTTAAAGAAAGATGATTCCGCTCCGCATATTCGGTTTGAGCGAAATGATACTAGCGTTGGAAATGGCACCAGCATTGGTCAAATTGATTTTGAACATCAAGAATCAGGAAATGCAGGAACTTGCGCTAAGTTTGGTGTTGTATCTGGCGACACGGATGGCACCGGAGAGTTTCTTTTTCAGACCGGATTAGCCGGAACGACTACTGAAAGGCTCCGAATTGACAAAGATGGCAACGTAGGTATTGGCACATCATCGCCTGGTGGACTTCTTCATTTAAGGAAAGACACCACAGATGGCATAGCGCAAGTTTTATATCAAAATGATGCTCGACAATACAACGTGGGCCTAAACGGATTGTTGTCAGATTCTTGGATTATTTATGACAACACAGCCGCCGCAACGCGCTTTGTTCTTGATACCTCTGGTAACGTAGGTATTGGTTCGACAGGCAATGCAAAGCTCCAAGTATTTGGCCCTTCTGCTTCACCCTCACTGGGAACGTACTCTAATTCAACCGCTATTGTAAGTAATAATGCTGGCGGCTATGGAATGTCGTTCAGTGTTGACGGTAGTGGCACAGGTTACATTCAAGCCCAAAACTTCACATCATCTACCGCGTACAACCTGTCGCTAAACTCTGCTGGTGGTAACGTAGGTATTGGTACTGCTACCGTCAATAGGAAGCTAGAGCTTTCAGGCAACAACAACGGCGGCGCAAAAGCTAACTACCTTAGAATTACTGATACTGACACCACAGCAACAGCAGATAATCAACAGGGTGGCATTGAGTTTTATGCAAGCGACTCTAGTGCTGGCGCAGGAGTTACAGCCAGCATAGAGGTTTTATACGCGGGCTCTGGTGGAGGCGGCGAGATTACCTTCAACACTGCAGCAAACAGTGGTGCTGGTGTTTCTGAAGCCATGCGGGTTGATGAGTCTGGTAACTTGCTGGTTGCAAAAACAAGCGCGTCTGGAACAACTTTAGGGCCAGAGCTACTAGCAAACGGCCAGATTAATGCCGCTTCTGCTGGTGACTTTTTAAATATGTATTCTACTAGCGCGAGTGCGTATAGGTTTTATGTGACAAACGCTGGCACGATTAATGCCACCAATACAAGCATTCAGGCTATTTCTGATGCGTCATTAAAAGAAAATATCCGCGATCTAGACAAAGGGCTGGAAACTATTAACGCTTTACAGCCGCGTAGGTTTGATTGGAAAAACGGCGATGGCAACGACATTATGGGTTTTATTGCTCAAGAGGTTCAATCGTCATTGCCAGAATTGGTCCACTCTACGAAATACAATGAATCTGAAAATAAATTAGCCATAAAAATGGGAGACATGATTCCATCTATGGTCAAGGCTATTCAAGAATTGTCAGCACAAGTAAATGAGCTTAAAGCCGAAGTAGCGGCACTGAAAGGAGCATAAACTATGTCACACACATGGAATGTAGCAACAATGGACTATGACGTTTCGTCAGGCGGCAAGACTAACGTAGTGACTGTCGTGCATTGGCGTTGCACAAAAACTGATGGGGATCACTCTGGCTCATCCTACGGCACAGTAGGGCTTGAGGCTCCTGGTGACTCATTTGTCGAGTGGGCTGACATTACGGAAGCAACTGCTATTGGTTGGGCAAAAGCTGCGATTGGCACTGATGAAGTAACTGCTATTGAAGCTGCTATTGATGCACAAATTGCAGAGCTTGCTACACCTACCGCTGGCACTGGCACTCCTTGGTAGTCCAATGAATGGATCCTTTATCTTTAATTGCGATGGCGTCGACCGCCTTCAAGGGTATACAGACGCTAGTCAACCAGGGCGCAGAAATAGAAGCTGTGGCCCAGAAGTTGGGGTCATGGTACCCGCCGTTATTTAAAAAGTTATTTGATGGCGAATCTGTTGAGCAACAGGCATTAAATAGTGTTATTGCAAAGAAAAAGGTAGAAGAACAAGAAAAACAAATACGCGAGCTAGTTACATGGGCTTATGGGGTAGAAACGTATAAAGAAATGATGCAGATGCGCCGAGAAATACGAGCTAAACGTGAGCGAATAATTTACAAACAACGGCGAAGGCAACGCAGGATGTTAGATGTGTCGGCAATTATTATTGGCTTAATGATTTCTGGTGGTGTTATTTTCGCAACAATCTCATTAATTAGGAGTGTTTAATGAAAAAGCTTGGTGTTGTTTTATGTTTTTTGTTGGGCGGTTGTGCTTCTGCAACGACTGAGTACTATGAAGCTGTTACAGCGGCAGCAAATGCTAATGCGGCGGCTTCCCAGGCTAAGTTTGACGCGCTTTCAGCTATTGCAGCGGCTGGGGATGGGCAGGCGGCTAGTGCCGCAGTGATGGCTTTGGCACTAACTCAAACACCAAGCATAAGTCCTGTGCCGCAACAATCGCAAGCTATTCAGTGGGCTAGCATCTTGGCGGCTCCGCTTACCAGTTTAGGCATGGCGTGGGTACAATCTGATGCTTCTAAGACTATGGCAAAGTACAACGCTGATGTAAGCCTTGCTCGTGTAGCGGCTACATCACAAAGCAATGCAACCTTGTATAGCACCTTTGCAGATATGAGCCAAGCAACCGCAGATGTCGGCATTGCTGGGCTTGGAGCGGCAGGATCGGCACCTGATTATTCAGACTTTATTGATGGCATGGTCACACTAGGGACCGCAGGCATTACGGGCGCAGTTGATTTAGGCGTAGCAGGATTTGGGGCTAATACAGACATTGCTACAGCAGGCATGGATGGCATTGTGGAGCTAGGTAATGCTGGCATTACTGGAGTAACAAACGTTTCTCTTGATGCATTTGACGCAATACTAAACCTTGATACAGGCAACAATGCATTGCTTGAGGGCGTATGGACAAATTATACGACCTCGATTGAGCAAATTATTAGTGATGTTCCTCGTGTTTGCCAGACAACAACAAATGAGGATGGCGAATTAGTGTTGGTATGTGATTAATGGCTGATGAAGGCTTGAAACAAGTAGCAGATACCGTATCAGTTGCAACAGGTGTTGGCGCATTGGCTGGTGTACTGCCTGCTATTAGTGCGTTGCTGACGATTGTTTGGATGTCTATCCGAATATGGGAGACGGAGACTGTTCAACGTATTTGTGGGCGAGGTAAACCGTAATGTTGCAAGCATTAATAGGACCGATAGCTAACCTTGCATCGGGCTATCTCAGCAATAGGCACGAGCAGGCACAAGCCAAACACCAAGCCAAACTACAGGTAATACAGAATGATGCCGATTGGGAATCAAAAATGGCAGCGGCTTCAGCCAGTTCTTGGAAGGATGAGTTTTGGACTATCGTGCTTGCCGTCCCTCTCTTCTGTCTTGGTTATAGCATTGTCGTTGATGACCCCGATATTCTTATTAGGGTTTCTGATGGTTTTGATGTGTTGGCTTCTCTTCCTGATTGGTATCAGTATTTATTGTTTTTGGCAGTATCTGCGAGCTTTGGAATCCGTGGTGCTGACAAGCTGATGAAGCTCAAGGCCGGTAAGTAATGGCAATTAAAATAACCATTGGTCAGGGTTCAATTTCTGATGCAGTGTTTCAGGATATATTTGAGCTTGTAAGCCAGCTTCAGCGTGTTGTTACGAGAGACTATTCAACTCAACAAGCTAGGCGCGTTCAGTTTTCTATAAATAGATGGCTTGAGCTGGTAGAGCGTTATGAAGCTGGCGAGGCTACTCTTGAAGATTTAAAGAACTTTGATCCTGGCATTCTTGCTGATATGCCTGGTTGGAGTCGTTATATCAGTGATTTTATTTCTGGTGTTGAAGACGGTGATGGCGACGATGAGGATGATGACAGTGACAATACTGCTGAGCAGTTAGAAAAAGATCAAGCAGAATCTGAAAAAGAAGCAAAAGAAGCCGAAGAGGGAGAGAAAGACGATAAGGAGGCTCTTGAGGCAGAGGAGGCTCAAAAAGATGCTGAAGCTGAAAAAAAACAGAAAGATGAGGCCGCTGAGAAACAACAAAAAGATGAGGCTGCTGAACAGCAGGCTAAGGATGATGCTGAAACTGAGCAAGAAGAAAAGGATGCCCAAGAAGCAGAGCGTAAAAATAAAGAACAAGAAAATGCAGACAAAGATGCGGCGGAGTCAGAGCGGTTAGAAAAAGAACAGGAAAACGCCGACAAGGATACGGCATCTGAACAGCGCGAAAAAGACGCCGAAGAGGGCGAAAAGGACGGCAAAGAACAGCAAGCTGAACAGCAAGAAAAAGATCAAGAAAACGCTGAGAAAGATGCTGAAAACGAAGAAAAGAACCAAGAGTCAGCTGAAAAAGATAAGGATGACCAAGAAGAAACAGAAAAAGATAAAGATGCTGATGAGCAAGCTGAAAAGGACAAAGATGCTGAAGCTGATAAAGATGCTCAGGCTGAACAGGATGAAAAGGATGCCGCTGAGCAACGAGAAAAAGAGATTCAAGAAGAGGAGGGGAAAGACAAAGACAGCACAGAAGCCGAAAAAGACAAGGATGCCGAGGCAGAAAAAGATAAAGATTTAGCAGAGCAGCGGGAAAAAGACTTTGATGATGCGGAAACAGAAAAGGACAAGGATGCCGCAGAGCAACTAGAAAAAGAGTTAGCTGAAAATGTAGCCAACAATGCAGGCATAACCAAAGACCCAGAAGATAGTGCGCTTGCTGATACCACTATAGATGGAAAAGACCCTGACCCTAACGGCGATGGTGACGGTGACGGTGATGACGACGGTCAAGGTGAAGATGAAAATGTTGACCCAGATACCAAGGATGGTGGTGAAGATCCCAACGAAGACGTTGCTGACAAAGATTCAGAGGGATTTTTTGACACAATTATTGATGTAATTATTGATAATAAGGATGACGGCCCTGATGGTGATGGCGATACTGGCGAGGATGATGGCAACGGCGAAGAAGAAAATGTTGATTCTAGTACTAAAGATGATGATAGCGATCAAGGTGAGCCTGAAGACGTAGATTTAAATACAAAAGACTCAGATCCTCCTGATGTTCCTCCGGAAACTATTAGCGACATAATTGATGTTAAAGATAATGGAGACCCAGATTCAGGAGAGCAGCCTGATGAAGATATTAATAATAAGGATGATGATCCAGATATTCCTCCAGAACAAGCCGCTGATATTATTGATGTAAAAGATGATGATCCTTTTGGAGAGGCTGAGGCAAAAGAAAAAGAGCCTGAGCTTGGTAGCGGTGATGATAAAGAAGGCGGTGAAGATACTGCAGAGATTATTGCAACAAAAGACCCTGAGCCAGTAGAAGATCTTATTGGAACCAAAGATCCAGAAGATCAAACCAAAGATCCTGGCGGCGAAGGAGATATACTAAACCTGTTCAAAGGTGCTGGCTTGGCTGGCAGCGGGTTTGTTGCCCCAAAAGCAAAAGATTTTATGTATAGACTGGACTTTAATGTTCCTGAGCCATTTCAGGGTAGCATTACCGACGAGGACTATTTAGCAAAACTTGAAAGCATGGGTTCTGGAGACATGCTTGACGATATTATTAAGCGAAACTCAGGCAATTCTGGTGGAATGCTGACATGACATATTTAAATTTGGTTAACAACGTTTTGCGTAGGCTAAGAGAGGATACTGTTACGACAGTTACCAATAATACCTATAGCACCATGGTGGGCGATTTTGTAAATGATGCAAAAGAAATGGTGGAGTCAGCTTGGGATTGGTCAGCATTGCGGACAACATCAGGATCTCCACTTACGATTACAACATCTGCTGGAGACTTTACTTATTCACTTACTGGCAGCGGCGATAAAGGTAAGGTGTTAAATCTTATCAATGATACGTCAAATCTTATGATGGAGTATCAAACGCAAAATTGGTTTGATGATAAGTTTTTGATTCAAAATCCAGCATCTGGTGCGCCTGAGTACTACACCTATAACGGCGTTGATACAAACGGTGATGCTCAGATTGATGTGTATCCCAAGCCAGATGGTGTTTATTCGCTCAAGTCGCGAATTGTGATCCGCAAGACAACACTTACGAATGATACTGATACTTTAGCTATACCTAGCACTCCTGTAATCCATTTGGCTGTAGCGTTGCTTGCCAGAGAACGCGGTGAAACCGGTGGAACTTCTACAGCAGAATATTTTTCTATTGCTGACAAGTATCTTTCTGATGCGGTGGCGCTTGACGCGCAAAAACATCCTGAAGAAACGATATTTTATACACCATAGGATAAATCATGGCGCAACCGTTACAGAGCATCAACTTGATTGCCCCAGGATTTAAGGGCATCAACACTGAAGACTCTCCATTATCTCAAGATCCCTCGTTTGCTGAAATTGCAGACAATGCGGTTATCGATAAGAGAGGTCGGGTTGCGTCTAGGAAAGGCATCAATGTTATTACAACTAACAAGACAGTTTTAGGCGCAGATTACTTACATCGCATACACCATTTTTATGATGGTTCTAACAATGAAGTAATTTTTAGCACTGGTAACAACAAGATTATGACCGGCACAACTACGCTGGTTGATGCCACTCCTGGTTCATATTCTATTAATGCCAATAACTGGAAAATCGTCAACTTCAACGACAAAGCTTACTTTTTCCAACGTGGATTTGATCCTTTGGTTTATGACAATGCCACTGGTCTTAGAACCTTTAGCACTGTCAATAGCAATTCAACAGCCGCTACACTTAAGTGTAACGAGGCTATTTCGTCATTTGGACGCTTGTGGATAGCAGATAACGCATCGGAAGCACAAACGGTGTATTGGTCTGATCTGCTTGATGGTGTTGATTTTCTCAGTGGCAGTAGCGGCTCTATTAATGTTTCAAAAGCATGGCCGGATGGACATGATGTAGTGGTTGGCTTAGCCGCTCACAATAACCTTTTGGCTATTTTTGGCGAGCACAGCATTTTGCTCTATCAGAATGCAGATACGCCAGCGGTAATGAGCCTTTCAGACACTGTGTCTGGCGTAGGTTGTGTTGATCGAAACTCTATTCAAAGCATTGGTACAGACATTTTATTTTTGTCTAACTCTGGTTTACGAAGCCTTGGCCGAACAATACAAGAGAAGTCTTTGCCATTATCAAGCATCAACATTAAAACAGAGCTAATTGATGTAATTAACGCAGAAACACTGCCAATAGCGTCTATTTACAGCCCAGAAAACTCATTTTACTTGATTTGCTTTCCTAGTCAGCAAACTGTTTTTTGTTTTGACCTAAAGGTAAAGCTTGAAAACAATGCCTATCGGGTAACTAGATGGACATCTGTAGTCCATAAATCCTTTGCCAGAGACAAAGACGGCACTTTGTACATAGGCTCTACGGATGGCTTGGGTAAATATGATGGTTATCAGGATAATACCTCTAGCTATCAGTTTAGGTACTTTAGTCCTGGGCTTACCTTTGGCGATCCTGGTCGCATTAAGCTTGTAAAAAAAATACGTCCGACTTTGGTTGGGCTCAATGATGGCACGGTGTTTGTTAAATGGGCCTATGACTTTGCGACCGCATTTCAAAACTATGAAATCAATATTGGCGATCAAGATCCAGCGTTTTTTGGTGTTAGTGAGTACGGTATTGGCAAGTTTACTGGCGGGCTTTTGGTTACAAGACGTTCAGTTCAGGGAAATGGCAATGGCGGTGTTGTTACGATAGGCATTGAGTCTTCCATAAATGGCGCTGTATTGTCGATTCAAGAAATAAACGTATTAGCGTTAATAGGTAAAACAGTATGAGTAACTATAGTAAGACTACAAACTTTGGCGCTAAGGACACATTGCCCTCTGGCGATAGCAATAAGATTATTCGTGGTAGTGAGTTTGATACGGAGTTTGATGCGATTGCAGTAGCATCGGCCACCAAGTCAGATACTGCCTCTCCTACTTTTACAGGAACGGTGACAGTCCCAAATCTAACAATTACGGGTAATGTGGTTGTCAACTTGGGGAGTGCCGATACCGTCACAATAGATGGAGGGACATACTGATGTCGCTTTTTGGTGATATAGCAGGCTTAGCCGCGATTAACGCGGCGTATAACAAGCTTGGTGGGGTTGGAACATCCGCTCAAACAGCGGCAAATACACTTGCTGGACAGCTTGAAACTAAAGCCGCCTTTAAGCCATTTACCGTTACGACAGGAACTGGCACCGGAGGAATTAAAGGAAGCGCCATTACAATGAAGCCAACTGGCAAAGCCAAACAACTTCAAGGCGCTTTGCTTGGTCGCGCAATACGAGACACTGGATTTACTGTTGGTGGTGCACAACAAGCGGCTAATCTTGGTGAGTCTATGCTTGCTGATGTTCAGACTGAGCTTGATCGTAATTTGCCAACGTTGAATCTTACCAATCTAGTTGCCAGAGATAATTTAACTGCAGCTCGTGGTTTGATTTCAGACGCTGAAATAGATCCTGCGTTAAGAGAGCAGGCTATTTTTGAGCGCATACGGGCGGCTCAGACACCAGAGGAAGAGCGTCAACGGCTTGCATTAGAGGAGCGTCTAGCCTCTCAAGGGAGGCTGGGTGTTGCAACCAATCTTTATGGCGGTACTCCAGAACAATTGGCTCTTGCAAAGGCTCAGTCAGAAGCGCAAAACACTGCGATGATTCAAGCTATGCAACAGGCTCAAGCTGAGCGTGAGTTAGCTGGCCGGTTGGGGGCACAGTTTTCAAGCACCGGAGCGGGTCTTGGAGCGGCGGCAGAGGCATTGCGATCTGGCAGGCAGGGCATGGGTCTTCAGCTTGCACAAGGCGCTTTAGGGTTGCTTACAGGCCGTGAGGCGCTTGAGGCGGCTCGGTTACAGCAGGCTCTTGCAGCTACTAAGTCAGCATTCATTCCTGAAGCATCTGCTCAGAATGCATTTAATCAGGCCCTCCGAGCGGCTGAATTGCGTCAGCAAGCCCAACAATTTGGCACTGGTTTGTTTGGCGAGTCTACAATGACAGGCATTGATGCACTGCTTGCATCTGGTCTTGGTCAGGCCAACCTTGTGGGTAATGTTGGTGCTGGTTTATTAGCGGCGGCGGCTCAGAGCGATGAAGAAGGGTTATTTGATCTACTAAAAGGTTTGTTTGATCGGAATGATACGGAGTAAACAATGGCATTACCAAATTTACGTTTAAGCTCTGCTGTATTAGGCGGTCTTGCTCGACCTGGGTTTTCTGACGATGTAGGTAGCGCAATTGGTCAGGCCATGCTTGGCCCTGAAAATCGAAGGAAAGAACGAGACAAAATGGCTCGTATGGATGCTTCAATTACTGCATTTAGGCAGGCGGGGGCAGCTGCTCAGCAGGGCGATTTGTCTGCTTTAACTGGTCAAATTGATGTTTTGCAAACTCAAGCCAGAGATGCTGAGACAGTTGAAGAAAAGCTTTTTTACTTAAATCAAATGCGTAACTTGCAAGGCCAAATACCAGGGGCAACGCAAGTTAAAAAAGACAAGTCTGTTGATGCGTTGTTGAGAACTGATGCAGAGCTTGCTGATACAGAGGCTCTTAGAAAAAGGATTAACGACTCAAATGCGGCTAATGGATTGCCACCAATTTCAGAAGCAGATTTCAAGCGTTTAACCGACACGCTTACGACTCGCCGCAGTCGAATACTTGAAGATCCTGATGTAAGCACAGAATATAGAACGCGCAAAGCGGAAGATCTTGCTACGCGATTAGAAACAGAAAAAATGGAGTCTATTGCGTGGATTGCTCAAAACGGAGATGGCATTAAACAAGCCATAAGATCTGGCAGTCAGGAAGAATTAGACGCAGCGTTAAAAAATGTTCCGCCAGAATATCAAGCTCAAGTAGATTCTTTTGTTTCTAGTCAAATTGAGGCCGAAGAACAGCTTCAAGATTTTAGAAGCAACAGTATTTTGAAAACCCAAGAACCCATAAATAAAGACTTTTCAAGTCGGATTAAGATTTTGGACGAAGCTGATATAGATACAGCGGGGCTTCAGGAGCTGAACAAACAGTATATGGAAGTACTAGATAAGCATTGGGATGGGTCTAAGTGGGATGACCTAGCAAATAAAAAACGAGCCGCTACGCTTGAGGAGCGCATAATACAAACGATTGAAAGACAAAATGACACGATTAGCTTAACCACATGGCGAAGACAGCAAGACGACAAAGCGCGTGAACAAGCAACGATCGAAGACGCAAAAGAATCTATTGATACTTACACACCTAACGACCGCAGCGTTCAAGTTAGAGCCGAAGAATTAGCTGCCATAGCTGGAGAGCTAGGCGCTGGAGAAAAGCTTAGCGACTTGCCTGGAGAGGATCGAGCCAAATATTTGGACGATGCTAGGGCTGAGCTAATAGACGAAAATGCGCGGCTACAGACAAGCAGGATTCGTCGTATTGATGTTTCTGAAACACCACCCGATATGATGCGCGCAGT